CATGGAGCCAGAAGTCTGGTTCGAGGTACTACGCCCCGCACTAGCCGACAAACAAGGCTGGGCACTATTTATCTCAACCCCCGATGGAACGGCGAGCTGGTTTTACGACCTCTGGTGTTACTGCGAAGAAGATCCCACAGGCGACTGGAAACGCTGGTGCTTCACGACGATTGACGGCGGCAACGTCCCACCAGAGGAAGTCGAAGCAGCCCGCACCCAACTGGACGCACGAACTTTCCGCCAGGAGTTCGAGGCCAGCTTTGAAAATCTCTCCGGTCTCGTTGCCGTCTCATTTTCAGACGCAAACATCAACAGCGACACAAAAGACATCCCAATCCTCCCTCTGCTGTTGGGCGTTGACTTCAACGTGGACCCCATGTCAGGCGTTTGCGCCGTAAAAGCCGACGACACCCTCTATGTATTCGACGAAATCATGCTTACAGGTGGCGCTACAACGTGGGACTTTGCAGACGAAGTAACCCGCCGCTACGGCGTGGAGCGTCGAATAATCGCCTGCCCAGACCCCACTGGCGGTGCCCGCAAAACCCAAGGTGTTGGCGCAACGGACCACAACATTCTGCGCAAATCAGGTTTTACAGTTCAAACCCCCCGCAGCCCTTGGAAAGTTCGCGACAAAATCACTGCTGTAAACACAGCTCTACTAGACGCAACAGAAACCCGCCGCTGCTTCATCCACCCACGCTGCAAGGAACTAATCAAATCTCTACGGACACTAACTTACGCCCCTGGAACAGGTCTGCCAAACAAAAATTTAGGTGTTGACCACGCCTTCGACGCTTTCGGCTACCTAGTGCTACAGCAGTTTAATTTGGCAGATTACGGTAAACTAGGAAAGACGAATTACAGGTTGTACTAATGCCCGGACACTATGGCCAAGGCGGTAAGAAAAAGCCCAAATCCAAGGGCACAAAAAAGAAGTAAAATTGGACTAACTGCCGCCAGATCCATGCCAAAACGCGGTCTCTACGCGAATATCAACGCAAAGCGTAAGCGCATCGAGGCTGGATCGGGCGAAAAAATGCGCAAACCCGGTTCAAAGGGCGCACCAACGGCCAAAAACTTCAAAGAAGCGGCCAAAACCGCTAAAAAGAAGCCAAAGCGGGGTAAAAAATAGTGGCAATCGTCAATGTAGTTGAAACAAAGCGTTTTACCAACGTCGTAGAGTACACAGGGGGCACAATGACCCTGGTAAATGACGAAATGCGTGTTCACGCACACGCTTCTGAGTTCACATTTGCAATCGAAACAACTGGGGGTGCAAATTTCACGCTTGCTTTCGAGGCGAGCTTCAACGGGGGCACCACTTGGTACGAAATTGATACCAGCAAAACTATCAATTCTGACGGTGAATACGTCTACTATTACAGTGGCAAGAGCACCTCAACCATCCGCGTCCGCCTAGATTCCATTTCATCTGGAACACCAAGCATCACCCCACACATCGCAGTCACTTTCAACGGCTAATGGGCACTCGCATCGTTCCTGGTTTCTGCACGCACCTAGAGGTTGACGCCGAGTCACGCATGACCGGCGCAAGCTTTGCGTTCATGACTCCCCAAGACCCCGTTGACTTTGGGGCATTGATGACACGTCTTGCTTCCGGCATCGAAGTAATGATCGAAGTCGAGGACGAAGACGATGATTGAATACCGAGGCGAGAAATTCTCGGGCTACAACAAGCCCAAGCGCACCCCAAACCACCCCAACAAGAGCCACGCTGTCTTGGCAAAAGACGGCGACCAAGTAAAACTGATCCGTTTCGGCCAGCAGGGCGTCCAAGGCAGCCCAGATGGGACGGCCCGCAACAAAGCATGGAAAGCCCGCCACGCAGCTAACATCAAAAAAGGCAAAATGTCTGCCGCCTACTGGGCAAACCGCGTGAAATGGTGAATTAAGTGACCTATTCAGTTCCTGGCCAAATCCGCACCCACCTTGTCAGTTCAAGCACTGCTGGCGGTGTAGACAGCCCTTTCACCCGCACCCAAGCGGTGCTGGACATGATGAAGGGCTGGGAGATCATGAAAGCGGTAACGCTCGGAACCGAATATCTACGCGAAAACAGCGAAGCCTTCTTACCGATTGAACCCCGCGAGGATTACACCGCATACCTTGCCCGAGTCAACCGCGCCGTCTTCTCCCCATTTACCCAGCGTCTGGTACGAGCCGCCGCCGGTCTCATTTTGCGCAAGCCAATTAGCTTGGTTGGCGATCCTTACTGGACAGACGTATTCGCTAAGGATGTGGATGGCTGCGGATCAGACTTGGACGAGTACGCCCGCCGCCTACTCATCTGTTCGCTGACCTACGGCCAAGCACACACGCTGGTGGACTTTCCAGCCCCAACTGGTGCCCGAAGCCTTGCCGAAGAGCGCGACCTGAACCGCCGCCCTTACTGGATTGAGATCGACCCAGCAAACATCTACGGCTGGCGCTTGGACCGGGAGGTCAACTACGGCAATTTGATTCAGATCCGCCTGAAGGAGAAGGCAGTCGTACCTGACGGTGACTTTGGCGAAAAGGTTTACGACCAGATCCGTGTAATCGAGCCTGGCCGCTATCGAGTATTCCGCCAAGTGGAATCAATGAAGGGAATGTCAGGCGGCTTCCCATACCCGAATGCTTTTGACGCCACCGACGCAACATCAGACTACGAGCTGGTCGAATCTGGCGACTACAGCTTGGGCGAAATCCCCTTGGTAACGACCTACTCGGGCAAAACGGACACAATGACCAGCAAGCCCCCGCTGCTGGACATCGCATACCTAAACCTGGCACATTTCCAGCGTCAAGCCGACCTAATCCACAGCCTGCACATCGCCTCACAACCAATTTTGGTCATGGAGGGCTGGGACGACCAGACCAAGGACACTGCGGTCAGCGTGAATTATGCGATGGCGACTGCACCCGGCAACAAGATTTACTACGTCGAGCCTGCCGCCAGCGCATTCGAGGCCCAGTCTGCTGAGATCAAAGAGCTGCAGATGCAGATGGCCACACTTGGCATCAGCACTTTGAGCCAGCAGAAGTTCGTTGCGGAATCCGCCGAAGCCCGCCGCCTAGACCGCGTAGACACAAACTCAATGCTTTCAATGGTGTCCCTGGATGTGGAGCAGGCACTGCAGAAGTCATTTAACTTGGCTGCGAGCTATGTAGGTATCGAGCCACCTGAGGTAAAACTGAGCCGCGACTTCGATATTGACCGCCTTATCGGCCAAGACATTACGGCACTTACTGCGCTATTCGATCAAGGCGTACTGGACCGAGATGAGTTCCGCCAGATCTTGGTTGAGGGCGAAGTTCTTTCAACCGCAACAGAGTCTGGAACTTCCAGAAGTAATTCAGTAGAATAAAGAGTCACTACAAAAAGCCAATGGGCCAGTCATTAGAAAAGGTGTTGCAGCCTGACGGTTCCCACAAGTGGGAATTGGTAGAGCTGCGCGAGCCTCAGCCCGAGCCAAAAGTGTGTAAGCCCACCCGTAAACGGAAGCCAGCAGCCGACTCTGCTAGCGAACCCACGTCCCTCGACTTCAATCTCTGATCATGGAAGAGCAAGTAATCCAGGAAGCGCCCGTGGCGCAGCCTGAGCAGCCTGTGGCTGCAGAGACCAGCGCTCCAGACCCCACTGCCTCTTTGAAGGCAGAGTACGAGAGCCAGCTTTCTGAACTGAGAGCCAAGGCATCCGAAGCAGAGGAGCGCTTCCAAGGCATCAAGACCAAACTTGATGAGGTCTACAAAAAGCAGGACGACCAGCGCAAAAAGACGTTGGAAGACCAAGGTCAGTGGAAAGACCTTTGGGAAGAGGCCAACAAAACTGTGCAGGAAAAGGACCAAGCCCTTAGCGATCTCCAGCGTCAGCTGGAAGACCTAAAAGTGTCTAATGAGCTTGCATCCACCCGCACAAGTGCTTTGGCAGCAATCAGCCAAGCTGGCGCTATTAATGCAGAGCAGATGTTGCTGCTGCTGCAAAACAACCTCCACCGCAGTGAGGACGGCAGCGTCTCAATCTTGGAAAAAGGTGTTAAGCAAGACCTTAACACTTATCTGGGTAATCTTAAAAATCCCGGATCAGGATTTGAGCATCACTTCAAGCCCAGCAGTGCTGCAGGAATGGGTGCCAAGCCCACACCTAACTCTGCTGTTGCGCCCGGTATGGCTAACCCTTGGAAGGAGGGTAGTATTAACATAACGAGGCAAATGCAGATTGACGCGCAAGAACCTGAGCTTGCAGCAGTGCTGAAGCGGGAAGCGTCACTGTAGACCCCTGTGGGGTGGCCTCTACAAGTCTGTGGCTTGGATCCCGTCAACCCTGACTTTGGTTTTTAACCATGGCCGCCCCATATCAGAACTATTCCGGCGGTGTCCTGCTCGCGGACATCGTAAAAAGGAATAACCTCAGCGCTTATGTTTCTGAGGCGATCAAAGAGCGTTCTCTGTTCGTAAAGAGCGGCGCAATTGTGCGCAACTCTCTGCTGGATGCCCGCGAAGGCGGCACCCGCATCCAAGTTCCCGAGTTCAACCCTGTGGCTCCTACCGAGGAGATCATGGACGGTACTGCAACTTGGGGCACCAGCACTGAGGGCTACCTGACCCCTCAGAAGATCGGCACTGCAACCCAGATTGCCACCATCTGCCATCGCGGTTTCGCGTATGCAGTGGATGACGTGGCACTGCTGGCTGCTGGTGAAGATCCCATGCTTCACATCCGCAACCAACTGGCCGACGCCATCAACAAGCTGAACAGCGCCCGTCTGTTCTCTCACCTGGCCGGTCTGTTCGGTACTGCACTGTCCAGCCACTCCTTGGACAAGGCTGTTGCTGCCACTTCTGGTCAAGCTGAGGCCAACTACCTGACTGCTGCCAACGTTGCTGAGGCCCGCTCTGTTCTGGGCGAGCGCGGCGACGAGCTGGACATTCTGGTCGTCCACCCTTCTGTTGGCTTCTACCTGTATCAGGTTGGTCTGCTGACCTTCTCCACTTCGGCACTGGCTGCTTCTGGCGCTGTGACCTGGGGTGGTGGTGGCGTCGGCGTAAATGCCCGAGCCATTGGCGAGTTCGCCGGTTGCCAGGTCATCATGGACCCCCAAGTCAACACTGTCCGCCCCGGTACTGCGACCCACGTCAGTGAGTTCCGCTGCTACCTGATGAAGGCTGGTTCAGTGATGGAAGGTGTGCAGCAGGATCTGCGCATCGAAGCTGACCGCAACGTGCTCTCCAAGCAGGACGTGCTGTCTGTTGACTACCACACCGCCTATCACGTTATGGGCACCAAGTGGACCAATGCCAACGACAACCCCACCAACGGCACGCTGGCTACCGCAAGCAACTGGAGCGCCACCTACGACATCGACCTGATCCCCATGGTCGAGCTGATCGTCAACACCCCTCTGGACACTTCTGCTATCCCTTCCTGATAAGATCAGACTGGATTGCGAGGCACCGGCCCCACTTCGGTGGGGCTTTTTTATTGGCGTTAAACTGAAACAAAGCATCGTGTAATGTCGTGGCCGCTGTAATTGACGCCACTCTTAAAGGGGCCTCCTCCAACAGCTTTGTAACGCTGGCGGAGGCAGACTCGTACTTTGAAACCGTCCCAAACAGCAGCACCTGGGACGACAAAACCGATGACCAAAAGAACCGCGCAATCATCAGCGCGACCCGCTGGATCGACAGCCTTAATTTTTACGGCGACCGTTGCAGCACAAGCCAAGCTTTGGACTGGCCGCGCAACAACTACCACGTAGACCGTGTAGAGCTTCTGTGTAGCGAGATCCCATCCCAAATCAAGTACGCAACGTACGAGCTGGCCCGCGCCTTGGCAAACGATCCAGACGCGCTAACGGGCAACACCGGCACCAGCGGTATCTACGAACAAGTCGAGCTGGGCGAACTGAAAGTTAAGTACAACACTGACAGCCAAGCGGTCGGATCAATCAACAATGTATTTGACGTTTATCCGTGGCTGCAGTCATACCTTGGCGCATACACGATTGGCGGATCCGGCGGCTTTCAAGTGCGTGTAGTGAGGGGTTGACATGGGATTGATTGACGACACTTTCGCCCCTGTACCAAAACGAATTCTTGCGGATTGGGGTCAAGACATCACCTATTTGAAGACCGTCACACCTCGTGACTACGAACCAAGCACGGGAGATGTCCGTGGTTCGGACGTTGAGGTCACTGTGCGCGGAATCATCAGCCGGTTGACGCCTAGAGAGGCTGATGGCTTATATCAAACAACTGATGTAAAGATTCTGATTGGTAGCGAGGAGCTTGAGGACTATTACCCAACAGAGGCGGATCGTGTACGCTATACCCAAGCGGGAGAAACCCGCGAAGCGAAGATTATCAATGTTCTTACTTATCGAGGCGACAAGCCCGTTTACCACACCCTGATCGTGAGGCCGCAGTAATGGCTAAAGAATTTGACAAGTTCTTTAAGAAAGACCTAAAGAAAACTTTCAGTAAAGCTTCACGAAGGGTGTGTGTAGAAATAATGAACGATTTAGCGCAAAAAGGCCCCGCATATTCGGGCGAGTTTTCTTCCGCTTGGTACGCCGTACCTCCTGGCACAGAACCGGGAGGGCCTAGAAGCACGGGAAAAGTGTATAAGTACGACCTTAGGAATGTACCGGAGGCCAAATTTAAGTCAAAGGGCACGTACTACGAAATAGTAAACGGCGCTGACTACGCCCCTATTGCTTTGGATTTGGAAGAGGGCGTATTCATAGGTCAGTACGAGGAGGTGATCAATGCAGATGGCACTAAAGAAAGGAAAAAAATCCCCCCGGTAGGAAAAATTGTTGACACAGGTAGCCGTGTTGACGAACCGCATATTCGAGGTGAATTTACAGGTACGGGAAAGCCCACTGGAGTAAGTACGGCACCACTGGACTGGTACAACACATATACGTCTGGAGGCGGCCTTAAAATCTCGTTGGACCGTGGCGCAACACTCGGGTTCCGCGATGGCCCACTTTCAGGAAGATCTGGTAGAGGTTTTGGCTCATGAACTATCAAGCAATTCGAGCTTCGATGGAGTCACCGCTACTTGCGGCATTTAACGGTTTGACGCCATCTGTCCCAGTATTTTTCGACAACATCACCGCTGTCCCACCAAACACTACGACTGAGTACGTCCGCATCAATATCACTTTCGGTGTAACTAACGAACCAACGCTAACCTCAAGCGTTGACAATGCCCGTGGAGCGCTGGTTATTCGCATATACACAGAAAAGGGCCGTGGTCCCGCCCGCAACCAAGAACTTCTTACAGCCGCAGTGTCAGCTTTAGAAAAAATTAACGACACCGCCAAGAAGACCACGGGAGTTTATGTAAAAATTGGTGAAATAAACGGCCCGACATTTTCTTCAACAGATCAATCACCACATTTTGTGGGGCGAATTGACACAGGCTATGTAGCCACTGTACTTTCATAAAGAGTTGCGCTAACCTGTAGTAAGCCGGGCTGTGCCCGCAGAAACCTTCATTTCTTGGTACGCCCAATGGCCACCACCGTTCTGTCCGGCACCTCAGGTGCCCTTTACTATAAGCCCGCTGGTACAACCGGCAGCTTTGCCGAGTCCGACGTAAGCATCGCTGATGATGAAATCACGGTGCAAACTTACCTGAACCTCAAGGTAGGTGATCCTGTCCAGTTCAGCGTGGTGAACGCACAGACCGGCGGCTCCGGCACCGGCACGCTGCCTGCTGGCCTCAGCACTGCGACCACTTACTACGTCATCTCTTACACCGCGTCAACCGGCGTTCTGCAGGTGTCCGCAACGTCAGGCGGCAGCGCCGTTGACATCACGGACGACGGCACTGCAACGTCTCCTAACGAGTTCCAGGTCGCTTACGCGGAGTTCGCTGTTGTCGGACAAGTTCGTGACTGGAGCTTTGAGATCAGCAGGGCTGAGATCGACGTTACTACGATCGGTGAAGACCCCGGTCAATACGTTCCTTTCCGTTCTTACATCTCTGGTTTTGGTGACGGCACCGGCTCCGCCACGGTCTACATGACCGATGAGGACGCTGCGCTGTCCAACCGGATGATCGAGGACGTTCTGCAGCGCCAGCAAGTTGGTGCAGCCTTCAAGCTCTACACCGACCGTGTTTTTAGCGGCGGCAGCCTTGACGAAACCCTGAGCCGTTCGATTGAGTTCGATGCTGTGCTGACCTCCGCCAGCCTGAACATCAACCCTGACGACGCTCAGTCAGTGAGTGTCAACTTCCGTCCTTCCGCAACACCCACCTTCGACTTCAGCACCTCCTCCTGATAAGTCACTACAAGGCAAAGATAAAAGCCCTGGTTCGCCGGGGTTTTTTCATGCCAAAACGCTACAGTAGATTCATACACCACTATTTGTCATGCCGGTTCCTACCCGCGCCATTGATCGTCTTCGCAAGGCGGCAAATCTTGAGCCCAACAAACGCGAAGTAGAGCTTTCTGACGGCACCGTATTTGAAATGTACGTTAGTCCGTTGACGATGGCCGAGCGCGAACGCGCCCAGAAGCAAGCAAAATCAGACGACGCTTCTGCATTCGCACTCCAGCTACTGCTCAACAAGGCAAAGGACGAGAACGGCAACAAGCTGTTCTCTGCCGGAGAGATCGACATTCTGAAGAACGAAGTCAAGGACAAAGATCTGCAGTCTTTGATGCTGGCCATTCTGGATGATGGCAACGAAGAGCCGATGGACCCAAAAGCCTAGTAGCGGATCTTCGCAGGGACAACTGGCTCATGCTGCAGTTTGGCGTTGCCAAGGAACTGGGCATGAGCCTGTCCGAAGTCCGCACCACAATGACGCCGGAAGAGCTAATCGCCTGGAGCGCCTACTTCCAGATCATTAATGAAGAGCAAGAGAAGCAGGTAGAGAAAGCCCGCCATCGGCGCTAATATACCTGTAGGTATGTGCGCCTAAAAACACATGGCGTCGTATGATGCAACAATCCGTCTCTTAGCGGATATTTCTCCTGCAGATAAGGCTCTCGATCGTCTGCTGGCAAAAGTAAACGAAATAAAAGCGGCGTCTATTATAGCAATAAAAGGACCGAGCGATGCTTCATCTGGGGTAAAGAAGCAGATTGACAATTACGCAACACTTATATCTTTATTAGAAAGATACAAAAGTGGTCTAGAGGAAATACCTACTTTAAGTAAAAGTCCTATTTTTCAATCTTCGGGAGGAGGCAAAGTAGGCGATGCGTTTAGGGTTGCAAAAAAACAGGTTGCAGAGTTATCGATTGCCTTAGCAAACGCCAAGGATAATTTTAAGGAAGTGTTCCAAGAGCAGCGCCAAGTGCTGGGCGTTGGCAGAGATGTACGAAACTACGCGAACCAGCTGGAATTTGTTGCCTCTATTTTGGGGAACATAAAAGATGGTTTTAGAGAGGGTTCGAGCGAGGCCAAAAATTTAGGAGCTGCAATACGAAATGTCGTTAATGAGCTACAGACTGTCCGGCCTGGGAGCGGATTAACCAGTGAAATACAAGAGGCCCTTAAGCCGAGTACCCAGGAGCGCGTAAGCGGGCCTTTTGCTATCGGTTCAGAGCAAATAAATGCTACTCTAAATCAAAGAGCAAATAAAGTCTTAAGTTTACAGCAAAAACAGATAAACAATTTGAGCCAAATAAATAGATTGCGAAAAGCAGGCTTAAATGTAAATCAGGCTGATAATTTAATTTCAACTGCCGGAAACCAGCTAAGAAAGGGTAATGTCGTAGAAGCGGAAAAACTTGTCAATGAAGCTAGAGAAGAACTAGACACTTTAAATAGAATAAATACTATTATACGCAAAAACCGTAACGAACGCAGAAGAGAATTTATACAGCAAAATAGGTCTAGGCGAAGAAGAAATTCTAGGGCAGCAGCGAGCAACGCGCTCATCGGTGGGGCGTTCCCGCTGTTGTTTGGCCAAGGCGTGGGCGCAGCTGTTGGCGGTTTCATTGGCGGTGGTGCGGGCGGCCTGTTGGGCGGTCAATTCGGTTTTGCCCTGTCTTTGGTTGGAACAGCTGTTGGCGAAGCTGTTGACACATTTGTTCAAAATCTCAGAAAGGTTTCTGACTCTCTTAAGTCACCGACAGAAACTCTACAAGCTTTAGAAGAAGTTGGTTTTTCTGTTAGTGACTCTGTGAAGCTAACAGTCGAAGAATTGTTAGAAGCCAATAAAATATATGAGGCCCAAGCTGTAGCTTTACAGGAAATAACAGACAGATTAGGTCCAAATTCTGTTGAGTTATTAAACGCTTTCAGCGAAGAGACTAAAAAACTAAATAGTGAATACCAACAACTCTCGGCAAGTATAACTAGCGCTGTGCTTCCGGCATTGGTTGGTTTGATAGCGCTTCTTAATGACTTTTCGAGCATTTTGAGAAGCGTTGAAGTACCGCAACAACTAACGGACTTTTTACTAAGATTAGGTGCCGCTGGAGCGGGCGGCGTTCTTCCAGGTTTAGGACAAGCGCAGACAACTGTTGACTTCGTAAGCCGCCGAGGTCTTCGAGCGGGAGAGGAAGCTGGCCAACCAGGCTTAAGTCCACAACTTAAAGCACAAGAATCAAGAGCAGCGAATAAAGCAGTTGAAGAGGAAAGGGGTTTAGAACGTAAAGTAGAACTACTAAGGGCTCAAGAAAAATTAGAGAATGCCGGTAAAGATATTCTGAATGAAAAAGTTGTCGCAGCAAGAAAACAGGTAATTCAGCAGCAATACTACGCCGAACTTGTTGATGAGGCTGCCCGGGGTTTAGACACAGAAGCCCCCAAGATAAGACGAAATACAGCTCTAGCTAAATTGCGCAATGACATAGAACAAAAAAGGTTGAGTTTGCAAAAGAGAGCGGCACGGGAAGCAGCACGGCAAGCAGAAAAAGAAGCTAGACAAGCTTTGGCTATCATCAAAAGATTGAGACAGCAGACAAGACAAAACCAAGTGAAGAGCTTCAATATAGACCTACAGCAGTTAGATGTTAATAGCGCACGGGTTGCTGCCAATCAAGGAGAGGTGTTTGGATTAGGAAAGCAATTAGATAGCTTACAAACAAAAAAAGACTTGCAAATAAGCATCGCAAGACTGACTATAGAAGACACCGAAAACCTTAAAAAACAAGAAGAGTTAATAAGGAGCAGAATTGACCTAGAACAGACGCTGCTAGTGACTAAAATAAAGCAATCAGTAGCTCAAGAAAGAATTAATGAGCTTAGGCGGCAAACAGGAACTGATTTTGGACAATTATCAGGAACTTTCCGCCCTGTTCTTGCCCTACAGGACAACGTAGGGTTTGAAGCTGGTGCGGGGTTATCGGGTGTGGTATCTCAAGAAGTGGCTGTAGCCAAGCTTACAGAAAAGTACAAAGAGCTTGGTTTAGTGGCGCAGGCTTCATCGGACTTAGTGACATTTGGTGTAATGGAGATGGTCAATGGAACGAAGTCAGCCGAGGAAGTATTTGCATCCTTCCTAAGGAGTATCGCAGACATGCTACTTAGAACAGTATCGACAATGGTTGCTCAGTACATACTTTTAGGCACTGCCCGTTTATTTGCTACCGGAAGCTCTCTTTCCAGTGGACCTGGTGGCTTTGACTTAGGCAAAAACTTTTTTGGGGGTTCACCCCTTGGAGGCTTGGGATTTAATACCGTTATTCCACGAGGTCGAGCTACAGGCGGACCAGTCGGTGCAAACCAAGCCTATATGGTTGGCGAACGCGGCCCAGAGCTATTCGTTCCCCGAGGCTCTGGCACGATCGTCCCCAACAACAAGATGGGCGGTGGCGTTACTGTAGGATCCGTTAATATCACTGTAGAGAACACAGGCGAGCGGTTGGACCCAGCAGCTCAAAAGCAAATCGCCAGCCAAGTCAAAGGCATTGTGCTTGCTACGCTTTCAGATGAGCGCCGCAGCGGAGGTCTCCTGTAGTGAGCTACATTGCATTTGACGACATTCCGCTTGCATTCGCGACGACGCAAAGCAAAAAGCAGCGCATCCAACGCGCCCAATTTGGAGATGGTTACTCGCAAGTTCTGACTGACGGTCTGAATACGGACACCGAGACCTGGAGTTGTGAGACGCCAGCACTGACCTTAGATGAAATCCACTCAATCGAAAGCTACCTGCTGTCTAAAAAAGGCCAAGCCATAACTTGGACACCCCCTTACAGCGAGAAAAGCTTTGGTCGCCCCATAGTTTCTGGCGAGCTTCACTTGGGCTACACGAACTTAGCGAGTTTGACAGTAAAGGGCTACACCAGCCCTACTAACTACACGGCGAACCTATCCACAGGTTTAATCACATCAGTAAATATACCTAACGACACGGTAGTTTACGTTGATCTAACGCTCAGCCCACGGACTTACCTCCTGTCTGATGGCTGGAACATCACACCCATCATCTACAATTACGCAAAACTAAACTTTGAACTCACCCAGGTGTATGTATGACCCAGACACCTCCGAATTCAGAAACTCTCAAGACACAGCTTCCACAGGTCATTGACCTTTACAAGGTTGATATTACGGACCTACTGGAATCGGGGTCAGAGGACCAAGCCGTCTACAGATTCTGCAACTGGAACGACACAGACGGCGAGGACATTGATTATCAAGGCAACACTTACACTCCAGTGCCTCTTGAGGCATCCGGCTTTCAGTTAAACACTCAGGGCCAGCTTGCGAGGCCAACAATTACCTTTGCCAATGTTGGCTTGGGAATCACAGCATTGACCAACACCTACGACGATTTGGTTGGAGCGAAGGTTGAGAGAATCCGCACTTTAACGACCTATTTGGACGGACGCCCCGACGCTGATCCTGACGCTTATTGGGGTCCAGACGAATGGGTTGTTGAGCAAAAAACGTCTGAGGACGCCTTGAGCGTTTCTTTTCAGCTGGCGATTCCCTTTGATTTAGAGGGGCGCACGCTGCCAGGGCGGCGAATGCTACGCGAACAGTGCCAGTGGATCTACAGAAGCGCTATCGGCTGCGGCTACACTGGTACAAGCTACTTCAATCTAAACGACGAGTCAGTAGCGAATGTGGGCGATGACGAATGTGGCAAACGCCTAACCAGCTGCAAGCTTCGTTTTGGCGAGAACAACAGAATTCCGTTTGGCGGTTTCCCTAGTTTGGTGGATTCAATCGGCTAATGATCTCAACATATTCCGACCCAATTTCGCAGGCTATCAAGTCACAGATCCGATCGCTGTCGGAAGCAGATCACCCTGTAGAAGCTTGTGGTTTTATTTTGCAGGACAACACTGTTGTCAAATGCACCAATACATCCTCCAAGCCTGACACGTTTGTCATAAGTGCTGAGGAAACTGCTCTATACCTAGATGATGCTGTTGCGTCTTGGCACAGTCATGCTGACTACAACGATGTGAGCTTTGCAGACGTAAATGCGTCAAAGGCGCTAAACCTGCCTTACTTGATTTTCAATTGCGCCACCACACAGTTTTTCTACTTCAACCCAAGCCAAGGCACAGGCTTGCTGGGCCGTCCTTGGATGTATGGAGGTTATGACTGCTATTCAGCCGTGCGTGACTGGTACAGTCAGCAGATGGGCGTTCAAATGGCGGATTACGAGCGTTTGTATGAGGGTGAATGGAGTAAGCATGGGTTTACGCATTTTGAAAGGAACTTTGCATCAGAAGGCTTCGTCAAGATTCCACGCACCGTGCCATTGCAACGCGGCGATGTTCTGATGATGAGAATCAGAAACAACTACACATGCAACCACGTCGCCGTGCTCGAAGATCCAAGCGCCAACTTGATCTTTCAGCATTTGGTCAACAGAAAATCGGAGTTAATGTCATACACCGATTATTTCCGCAATAATACGCATATAGTCGTGAGGCGAGGTGCCTAATGGCGGTCATCAAGCTACTAGGCG